CTTTTTCTTTGGATATTCTTAAACATTAATGATTCTAATATATAAAAATATTATTATTTTAGATCATTAATAATATTTTAACTTAAAGATTTTATATAATTTGAAAAAAGTATTTAAAATAAGATAAAGATTTAATATATATATATAAAATGGAGACTAAACTTAAAGGAGAAATTACTCCAATTCAAAAAGGAAAAAAAAGGGGAAGAAAGCCAAAATTGAAAGAAATGTCTAATAATGAGGAAATTAAAATGAAAAAAAAAAGAGGGAGAAAACCGAAACCTAAAACAGAAATTGAAATTATGGAAAAGCAAGCCCCAAAGAAAAGAGGGAGAAAACCAAAACCTAAGCATCCAATAGAGCTTCTTCCGAGAGTACCTAAAAAAAGAGGTAGAAAACCTAAAGATAAATATGGGTATGGGATTTCACAAAGTAAAATAATAAATCCAATTAATTTTACTACTGAAAGTTCAAATGTAATTTTACATTTACCTATTCATTCTCAACAGATTTTGGATAATGAATTTGTTGAGAAACAATTGTTAGAATATGATCCTCAAATAAGCGTACCAACTCCATATAATGCTGATAATACTAATCAACTTTTTAGTTTACATCCTTCAGCACCTTATCCTTTTGATCAAAATAATGATGAAGGATTTCAATCTAATCAAGAAAATAAAAAAAAATGTTTAAAGGAAAATGATCTAGTAATAAATCAAACTAATAATAGTGATAATAATTTATCAGATGATGATAATTGTGAAAATATTGATGATGGAGAAACAAGAAATCTTAATATTAAATTTTTAGAAAAAAATTTATTCGATGAAAATGATATTGAGAATGATTATATGGAATATTCACAAAAATTAAGCGATCATAATATTAAAATTACAAATGAGTCTTCAAGTACTACTATAACCAATACTATGCTTCAATTCCAAGAGGCAAATAATAGAAAAAAATGGCCTGAATCAACTACAATTCATTGTTGGTGGGATGCTTGTCCATTTAATAGTCCACCATGTTCGTTACCAATAAAAAAAAATGATAATGAATTTACTGTGATTGGTTGTTTTTGTTCACCTGAATGCGCAGCAGCATGGAATTATCAAAATAATGATGATGATGAAAAATGGGAACGATATGCATTATTAAATCATTTATACAGAAAAGTTTATAAAAATATAGATGTAAATATAAAATTAGCATCTCCAAGAGAAATATTAAAAATTTTTGGAGGATCCCAAACTATTGAGGAATTTCGTAAAAATAATTCAAATTACAATACAAACTTTAATATTGTTTTACCACCTATGGTATCTATTATATCCCAAATAGAAGCGAATCAAAATGATATTTTTACATGTAGGAAAAGATCATTTATTCCAATTGATAAAGAAAGAATTAAAAAAGCAAATGATGATTTAAAACTTAAACGTTCTAAACCTTTATCAGATAAGAGAAATACATTGGAAAATTGTATGAAATTAAAATATATTTAATTAAAATCTAGATAATCAATTAAAACTCCTAAATTACTAATGGTGCCATATTCTTCGTGAATACGAATAAAATCAATCCCAATATTTTCACATAATATTTTATCGGTAGTAAGACTATCTCCAATAAAAATTATTTCTTGTTTTTTATGTTTTAAAAGTAAATTATCTGGAATTATTTTATTTGGTTTTCCGAAAATTTCTATAGGTTTAATTTTTGTTAGATTAATAATCATATTTAATATTGAACCAGTATCTGGTAAAATCATTTGATTATCTGGATATACGAGATCTATATTACTAACGATATATTTTTTTTGTTTTTTGCTGATTCCAGTAATTAATTCCGATAATTCATAATGATTAAAATTACTATTATACATAATAAGAATTAATTCACATGATTCAATATTTGTTAAATCATAGTCTTTACTAAAATAATCTTTTGAATTTTTATTTCCCCAAATAAAAATTTTTTTAATATTTTTTACTTTTAAATATTCGTTGATCGAAAACATTGGTGTAATTATATTCTCCTTCCAAATGTGAATCTCATTAGATTTTAATAAATCCCATATTTGATTGGGAGAATAATTATTATTATTAGTTATTAAATAAATATCTTTTTTTAAATTATGTAATTTTTTTATTAAATCATCTGAAAAATTTTTTTTTTTATTACCTAAAATAAGAGTGTTATCCAAATCGAATAAAAAAACTTGTTTATTTTTTATATTCGGTATTTTTTTATTTATTATATTTGTTGTAGAAATTCCACGAGTATATGGTATGAGTTTAATTTGAATGCCTAATTCATCCAAATTATCTCTGTAAAAACCTATTTGTTTTTTATATGATTCCAATTCCCAATCAGTACCATGGAATATAATTTTAACATTGTATTTTTTTATTAAATCATAATGATAACCTCCAATTTTAACAAGTTTTACATTTCCATTTTTATAATAATTTTTTAAATTTAATAATCGAAGATTTTCATTTTGTTTAGGCTCTCTTTTATAATTTTTAACAAATTCATCGCTATGTATGCCAATTATTAATTCATTACATAATTCAAGTGCTGAATTAATTAAATTAATGTGTCCATGATGTAAATTATCAAATACTCCTGGACAATATCCTACAACTTTGCTACACATAAATGTTATTGTCAAATTATTTTCAAAAATAAATTTTAAATTAAATAAATTTTATTAATTATTTAATCATTATAATTTACAACAAATTGATTAAATGGATCTAATCTTTTCCTTAATGTTTCATACTTTAAATATTCATTTTTTTCCAAACTTTGTTTAATCTTATAGGTATCTGGGAAATATTTACCTGGATGAACAAAATATCTTATATCTTTTTCCGAAAATTTTTTGATAAATAAGTTAAATAAACTATTCATTTCATCATAATTTTTTTTATTTTTTATATTAGTTTTCGCAATATCTATATCTAATATATCATCTTCCCCAAAATTAAATATCGAATTTTTTAATTTGGGTATATATCTTAAGCAAATATAGTATTTTTTCAATAAATTTTCTTTTTTAAAAATACTCATTATTTCATCAAAATGTATAATATTCACAAATAAACCCATTGTTAATGTAGGAAATCCTAACAATTTACTATCACCTAATTCCCATATATTTTTAAAATGATCTATTCTTATTCTATTTTTTAATAATAAATTACTATAAATATTTCTTATTAGATTTAAATCACGGATTTTTTTATGAACAAAACTATGATACAAAACAATCATTAATCTTAAAAAAAAGATATTTAATGAATTTACACCACATACGTTTTTTGTATAATTTTTTTTTTTTTTTTCATTTATTTTATCATCCTTATAAATAAATTGGTATAACCAATTTTTATCAAAGGGGAATGACGTCATCATAGGATTCTTGTCTAAATTTTCAATCAATAATTTACCATCATTTTCTTCTATCATCATTTTTGTTCTATATTCATTTAATGCCTCCAATTCAAATGTTGCCTCCAAAATTATACCAAATGTTCCTATTGTTCCAAAAAAATATTTGAAATAATCATCTCCTACTTTATATTTTTTAATTATTAAATCATAATTTTTATCCCAATGTAATACTTTTATCTCAAGACAATTTTCGGAAAACGGTAAAAAATCTTTTCCTGTATGATTAACATTTGTTGCGATTACTCCTCCAAATGTTTGTGATATATTAGTTGTTATACATGCACCTATCGATTTTAATTGTTTCTTTCTTTTAATCAACTTAGGTAATACATCTACTATCATCATTCCACTTCCAACAATTAATTTATTATTATCAATTTTAAATTTATTAAATTCATCTTCTAATTTTATAGTATATTCTCCATATATTGTTTTATTCCATGACCAGCCTTCTCCAAATACTCTAATTCTTTTCTTTGATTTAACTAATTTTATCAGATCATTTTCATTTTTTATTTTAATTATTCCATTAGTTTTGAAAATTCCATAAATAGAATACTTTAAGGATCTCTTGATAAATAAAATCTTATAATTTACAACAATACTATAGATTAATTTAATTATAAATGTCATCAAAAATAAGAATTTCATTTTTTTCTTTTTGTTTTTAATATTGAATTGAATTGAACGACTCATATTCCTTTAAAAAGATTAAAATTTTTTTTTAATTTTAAAAATGTCAATTGCCAAATCAAAATTTTCATTGATTCAAACTAATTCGATTTCTTCTTCTATTTCATGATTTGAATTATAATTTATTTTTTTCATAAATAAAAATTTTATCGTAATCAGACTACATAAAATCCCTGAAAATAAACCAACAAAAAAAATAATTACTATAATGTATATATCACTCTTATCATTTACATCATTTTTTTTTTCCAATTTACATGTCTGATTGTAAATTTTAAAATAATCATATATATTTCTTTTAATTACATTGTCTAATTTATTCTCCAAATTTAATTTTGCTTTAAGATTATTTTCATTTTCACCACACCATATTAAATTATCATTATTTGATAAATCCATACAAAGATCTTTTGTAAATATATCATAACAACCATATCCAATACCTAAATTTAATGAATCTTTATTTTGACAAAAATCACAATTAGTACAATATTCTTTATTATCTGACGATGTAGGAGAAGATATTTCCCAAATTATAGTTGGCGATAATGTTCGTATTTTATTATCATTTTCTGTATCATTAATATTATTCATTAATAAACATTTTTTGCTTTCATTTTTAAGAGAGAAATAATTTGATTTATAATTTTTATTCTCTTCAATTATTGTATTTTTTTCTATAAGAATATTTCCAGAATTTGATATTAATTCATATGTGGCTCCATCCCAGCCATCTCCATAACTATCTTTAACTTGAAAATTATAGTCCATTTTTTTTAGTGCACAATGAAAAATATTTACATTATATGAATTTACACCATCACTATAACAACCATTTACTAATTTATTTGAATCTTTCTCTAATATTCTCCAAATTTTTTCATTTCCATATGATAACGAATTTATGATAATAGTGATACAAAAAATATCATCTTCAATTTTTTGTTCTTCATTATCTTGATGCCATATTTCAATATCCATATATGGTATTTCAACTAATTCATTTTTTTCTGAAATCCCTCTTAGATTTATTTTTTCTATCAAATATCCAATATTTGTTCCATCTATTTTTACGATTTCATTTAAATAATTTTTAAAATTATATTTACTTACTAAATCAAATTGGATCGTTTCCATAAAATTCAATTCAATATCATCTTGAGTATATGTTTCATCATGGACATCAATTAGTAAACTTCTGGATGTCTCACTATAAAATTCATTAAATATAACTCCATTATTTATATCTAAATGACTTTTAGAACGAATACCTCCAGTGATAAATCCTCCTAAAATTTTTATTACCAAAGCGATTTTTGGTTTTTCTAATGAATAAATATGATCAAATGCAAATAATCTTAAGTTAATTCTATTATTTCTAAAATTTTCATCTAATATATATGTATTTTTCTCTGTAATCCATCCTAATTTTCTTTTAAATCCAACATTAAAATGTGATCCAGCATCACTACTATCTCCCATTATATCTGTTGTATCTCCATATTCATCAAATTTCCTAATTTTTGTTTCCTTATTACCAGCATGCAACAATCCAAAATTATGTCCAAATTCATGTAGAACAACAGCATAAGTATATAATTCTCTATAAAAATTATCCCAATTAATCCAATTTCCTTTGGATCCTATTCTTGCTAATCCTGCCCATCCTCCACAATTTCTTTTTTTAAAAAATAATATATCTAGATCATAATTATCATTTAAATATCCTAAATTATTACCTTCGTTTATTGCAATAGATCTAGATGATTGACAACCAATTTTTGCATCTACAAATATTAATTTTGGAATAATAGTTATATTATTAAACCACGTTTTGTTATAAGAATATTGACGTAATATTTCTCCTACTTTTAGCAATGAAATATATATATTTTGGATTGAAGATGGATATCCTAAATTATCCGAAAATTCAATCAAATAAACGAGTAATGATTTTCCACCATGAGTCCATTTATTTTCCTCAATCATTGATGTTTGTAACAAATCATTTTGGTAATTATTTGATAAGATTTCTTTATCAAAATCTTCATCATTTTTATAGTCATAACCTTCAATTGATATAAATTTATGTAGATTTATACAATATAATTCTCTTTCATGATCATTTTTAAACGTTTTTAGTATATTTCCTATAAATGCTTGGGATTTATCTGAATCTATATTTAAACATGGATTTCCGCTCTCAATAAATTGGCAAGTTGCATTGAATTCTTTTAAATTTGAAAAATTATCTTTAGTAAAATTGTGTCCTTCTATTAAATAACCATTAAATGGAAACTGTTTTTTGGACATTGGGTTCATTGAATTATCTCCAATAAATTCACATATATGATTATTATCTGGAAATATTATTCTTTTTATGATACTTGAATGATTTAATTTTTTATTATCGTTAATATGGTTTAAATTACAAATGCCATAAATTTCAAGATCTGCATATCCAGCAAATTCGTATATATTTATAGTTGATAAATATGTGAATGAAATATTAATTTCATTTATTTTTCTATTTTCATTTATAAATTTTTCTAAATTTTTAAAATTCATTAAATAATTACTTTTTGATGTTGATTTTTTTAAATTAATTATCTGAGAATCCAATTTTAAATTAAATTCATTTATTGATATACAATTTAAATATGTGATAAAATTTGATAGAATCAGGAATGCAAAAAAAAAATTTAGAATCATTTTAAATATTATATATAATTTTCATTTTAGGCTTTAAATAATTTCATTATTAAACTAATTATTCTAACTTTTATTATCTTCGATTTAATTTTTTATCATTTTATAAAATATATTTTGTTATTATAAAAATGAAAAACCTAACAACTGAATCTAATATCTTTGGAATTATTTTATTTCCACTTATTATTTCATCAATCCTTTCATTTTCAAAACATTGTATTCTTATAGATTGTAAATCTAATCATAAATATACTAAATATGAAAAATCTTTAAATCCTCAAGTTTTAACATTAATTGTAGTTTTATTAATATCTTTTATCTATCACAAAAAACATAATGATCCTTCTAATGTAACTTTAACTGATACTAACACTATCATACCAGAAAATTTATCTAGATTTGCTATCTATGGTGCAAAATTAGGAGATATTATTATTACTATAGATATTCCTAGAAATGCAAGATTAGGAAATGGAGAGTTTATTGTTGATGAAAGAAATAATAGAGGATTAATTGGTATTATAACATTAAATCCATTAAACCAAAATTCAGGTTTCTCAAATGATTCATTTAAGTATATAAAACAACGAATTTTAAATGCTTTTAATAATTTGCCTGTACAACCCGATGTAAAGCCAATCTCAGTTAATGATGAGTCCAATACATCTAATAATAAAATAGATTTCATTGAAATAGATCTATTTAATACATTTACCCCACCATTTGAAAATGTATTACCAATTGGTTCATACGGAATAGTAATAGATAAATCTAAAATAAATGATAACAGTATTCCATTTATTGATAAAGATGCAACATTTTTTAAATCACTTATAAATTCACAATTTTCAGATGATACTTTGGATAATTCAAATTTTCAGATTATAGATAATGCTGATGGTCTATTAACAATTGATGAACCTGATATTCCACCAATTCCTCCAGAACCTGAACCATCTCCTGAACCAGAACCGGAACCGGAACCCGAACCAGAACCATCTCCAGAACCAGAACCATCTCCTGAACCTTCTCCTGAACCATCTCCTGAACCATCTCCTGAACCATCTCCAGAACCAGAACCATCTCCTGAACCATCTCCTGAACCATCTCCTGAACCA